TTTGAGTATGTTGCTATCACTACCACATCATAATCTTTTTTACATTGTTCTAAATCTGTAACTTCAGTATTTGCATATACTTTTACATTAGAACCCCAAATTTTCTTTTCTAAATTATGTCTTAACAATTCTGGATTAAACAACTCTTCATCTGCTACGATTGTTAAATCACAATTTGGCATAGGTTCTCTTTCTTGATATGGTAGATTCATTTCATCTAAAAACTTCTTATAATCCTCTCCACTAACTAAACTATCCTCTGAAGCTATTGAATACATATGAGTTGTTCCACTATTGACCACACACTCTCCATACTTTCTCTTGAATGTTTTTAATCCACCTAAACATTCTTGAGCTGTTTCTTTACTTCGTGGATAATGATAACCTCTATGTAATCTATATTGGTTTATTGATGAAGCTCCATTTAATATATTGTTTGACTTTTCTTTTACATCAACTTGAAATCCATAGTTTGTCAATGCCAAAGCACTTGACAATCCAAACACTCCTGCTCCTACGACTAATGCTTTTGGATAAACCACTTCTTTTACTTTTTCTGATAGTCTAATAGCGTTTAAGGACATCTTCCTATTCAATTCATAATCACCTGCATTTGAAAACAAGAAACTAAATAATGTTTTTAGTGGTTCTCCACCATAATTCATCAAATCAGTTTCATTAACAAAATGCATAGGTTCATCAGATAATCCATATTTGAACATAGCTGTTCTTCCGTCCTCCAACACAACTTTAAAGTCATTGGACTCACCTTCGATAGATTTGATATCAAAGTCTGTATCTCCAACCCACATCATAAAGTGATGATATGCTAATCTGTCTACAAAATTTACATCCTTTTGTTCTGGTTTAGTCCACACAAAATAATTCATATCATCATAAATCGGATAGTCATCTCTCCAACTAAACACATCATCCACATACAATTTACAATTCATAACATCTGCAAACTCAAATAATTGAATAGCACTTTCGTAACTTAATGTTAGTGGTTTTTCACAAAATACATTCTTACCTGCTGATAACCACATCATCACTTGTTCATAATGTAAATCATTAGGTGTTGATATGATAACCCAATCTGCTTGTTCGGGCTCAACAAAATTTATATTGAAAAAATCATCAGACAAAGATAATTCATTGATAGTCTTCTCAATGACTTTACCCCATCTACCTTTTCCTATTAATCCTACTTTAACCATAAATAATCAAATGTTTTTTTCATCCACAATGGGACTGATTTATCTTTGTTTGGTAAACCATTAAAATGATATATCCAACCTAATTTAGTAAATAGCATATCCTCTGCTAATATTTCTTTCTTCAACATACAACCCATATTATATTTGTATCCCAATAGTTTCACATCGACATCTTGTGCTCTGAGATTAAAGTTCAATGGTGTTTGGTCTGTTCCAACTCCATAAGTTTGTTGTATGAAATTAATTTCTTTTATATTCTTGAAATAAAACTCTCTCATATATTCGAAGAATCCTCTATGCTTTTGATTGACTATTTGGAATCCACTATTTCCATACTCCCAATAATTAAACCACTCTTTATCATAAACTCTTTTCTTGTAGTGTTCCATACCTCTCAACACCCAATCATAACTTCCGTCGTCGTGAACTAAACAATATTTGTTTTCTGTCTCTTCAAAGAAGTTTGGACAATCAGGATGAATTATTGTATCCGCATCAACTATTAATGTTTGGTCTGACCTAATTTTATTAGCATCATAGATATCAAATAAAAAGTATCTTTGCCAGATGATATGCATTTCATCCATTGGTAAAATTGGCTCTTCTAATAAAAGTAATTGTACATCATTTTTGTCACACCACCTTCTCCAACTTTCAATACCAATTTCATATTCTGGTTTTAGTTGTCCGTCTTTCTTGACTGCTATTATGAACACTATGTTATTCATAATTTTTCCCCACTAACTCCCAAGTCTCTCTCATAATTCTCGTTCTATCCTCAATTGGAAAACCTGTAAAATGCCATATCCAACTATACTTGATAAAGAATGGCGTCTTATCATCTCCATCTTGCCAATTGTGACTAAACATCTCTCTTTTATGCATTGAAAACATATTCCAATCTGGTGATAATTCTTTTACTTTGATATCGTGGTTTTGTAATTCAAAATTTAATATTGTTTGAACTTTACCACCACCCATCGTAGCACATTTATCTAATTCTTCTGAATTGTTTTCATACAACTTAATTAAATTATCAAATATAGGTTTATGTTCTTTAGTGAAAAAACTCACACCTGAATTGTAGTAATCGTAAATGTCTAATGTTTGATTAGGATAAAACCTTTGGTAATTATTAATACTCTCTGTTGTCCACCTTAAATTTGCGTAGTCTTTAACCCAACACCATTCATCATCATACAAATCAAATGGATTAGGTGCGTCCCAATGAACCATAGTATCACTATCGACATAACCTATTTTATCATAAGTATCACCGACAATCTCGAAAATAGTATCTTTATTCCAAACTGGAAATTTATATCTTGGATTGTGTTCGTCAATGACTAAAAAATCTATATCATTTTTTTCACACCAATGACTCCAACTTTTTATGCAATACTGACCATAATCAGAATTTCTATAAGTAGAAGTATCGTGATTAACCGCCGTAGTGTATATTAGGTTCTTACTCACTTATTGACCTTTTAATATATTTTGATAGACTCTTTTTAGGTTTCCAATCTATTACTTTGTTAGTCCAATCAGTATCACACTTTGAGTTTCTTTGCTCACCTTTTCTCTCAGCTATATATTCTTTTGGATAATCTTTACCAAACATATCAGCAACTTTATTTAAAGAGAATGGAATACCTTTTCCTAACCCCACCATTGATGGACTATATCTTTTAGAGAACCAAACTTTAATCATACCATCAACAATATCATCAATATGAGTGAAATCTCTTGTTTGCTCACCATCACCGACAATAGTTAATGGTTTATTATTTTTGTATTGGTCTATCCAAACACCAATCACTGTAGAATAATCACCTGTTTCTATTTGTCCGTCACCATAAACATTATAAGGTCTAACGACTTTGATACTCATACCATAAGAGTTTTCATACATTTTACATAAATCCTCAGACATTTCTTTTGTTGCTGAGTATGGATTTCTTTGTAATGAAGGTACAGTGCTTGAACTCATTTGAATAAAACGACAACCTTTTTTACCTCTCATCCACTCTAATAAATTCATAGTCCCCATTACATTTACCTCAAATGTCAATGCAGGAAACTCTAATGATGGTTGTATTCTTGATATGGCTGCTAGATTAAAAATAGCATCAGGTTCGTCCATAAAAAAATCAAAATCTATAACATCTCGGATGTCAGCTGTGTGATATTTACAACCCTCGTGATGATTTTCCTCTTTACCTGTTGAATAGTTATCGAGACTGACAACTTCGTGTCCGTCTTTTAATAACCTTTTAATTAAATGTGAGCCGATGAATCCGGCACCACCTGTAACCATTACTTTCATTTTTACTCCTATATGATTTGGTCGTATAGTTTGTTTTGCATTTCTTGTCGATTAATATCTTTTTCGTGTTTTAAAGTTAATTCTTCGTGTGGTGGTAAATGGGAATAAGTTTTTGCTCCGTCTATTACCTCGTGAACTGGCTTGACCCATTTTATGTGGTCAACATTTCTAAATATTCTCGCTTGATAATCTGGAAAATTAATCCACCCTTGTTCAGTTTGTCTCCACTTCCATAAATTTAAGTGAAAGTCTGTGATACCATTTACAGTATTTATTCTTGGCACCCATATTAAATCGGTATCGTTTATCTCTAATATTTGTGGTAATTGTTTGATTAAGATTTCATTTGGTATTTCATCTGCGTCAATGTGAAATATAAAATCACCTGAACATTGTGATTTTGTGTAGTTTTTTAGTGCTGAAAAGTCTTTTCTAAAATCAAATGATGTTACTTTTAAATTTCTAAAATAATTTCCATACTCATATTTTTCTAATATTTTTTCAAGAGCTTGAAATTCAGGTTCAAAAACACCTGTTCCTACTTTTGATACATCTTGTGTAACCACAACTTCATCTTCTTCTCTAATATGTTTAGATAGATGAAATAGTAGATTATCTAATTCTTTGTATTCATTGTAAACCGTTATTCCATAACTAATCTTCAAGGTTCTCCTCCAGCTGATTTCTATTGTCATCAGTTAATCTATCTGATACTGATTTTATATTTAAATTATTTAATTGTTTATATTTGTCCTCTAAAAATACTCTTCTTTTTCTACACTCTCTAAAGAAATATGTTTTAAATATAGGCGTTTTTTTTAAAAAACCTTTTAATCGGGTGTATATTGCTTCTAACTGAGCTTCATCTGTTGGAATAGTTTCTTTATCCGGTGTCTGACCCAATAGTTCAAATAATTCTTTTATGATATTTGGTTGTAAAGCTATCTCTTGATTATTAAATATTTCCAAACCCACTACAAAATCAACTAATCTACCTGTGGATTGTTTTCTATATGAAAATCTTGGAGCTAAAATAAACACAACTCTTCTCGCGCTTCTTTTTTTACCTGTTTGTGATTTATAGATAAAGGAAACTATTTGACCTGCTTCTACTTGATGCCAAGTGGTATTTTTCATAAGTCTTTTACGATTCCCATTTCTTTACAAGCATCTAAGAACTCGTGTTGTCCATATTCTTTTGCATTCTCAATATCTAATGTATGTTCGTGTCCCTCATACATTGGATTGTTTTGTTCTTCAGGTGATAACTTCCTAACCTCTGCTAACTTCCAATTCCAATTGTTTTTTGTACCTTCGGGATAAATAACACCCAACTTACCCATATTCAAAACCGTAGGAAACCAATGTAGTTTTCTGTCGTAATCATAAAAACTTATATCACGAACTAATTGAGTAGACTTTTCTTTCATTGTTTCTAATGTCTTTGATTCATTTGTGTAAGCTGAGTTACTTGTGAAACCACAATTGAAACACATATAAGATTTGAAATCCATAGCAGTTTCTTCAAAACAATGTTTATCATTCATACAATTTGGACAAGTTATCTTTACTTCTGCCATATTACCCCTTCTTTAATTTTGGTAAATTAAGTTTCTTTGGTTCTTTTTTTAGTGTAGGTAATTTTAATTCTACTTTTTTAGGCATATTTTTGTGGAATAATTTATCTTGAACTTTGATATCATCCACAAGTTTATCAACTATGTTAAGTAGTTTCTTTTTCATCTCTTCGTGGTTAAAAGTATTTCTGTTAACGATACCAAGTTTCTTACCCTTAACTTTATATTTATCATATTTCTCATAAACATCTAACATTAATCTTGCAGCTACATTATAATTTACCGTAGACCAAGAACTCTCTGGCATTACATAACCTTTTGGAAATGCGTTTTGTGATACCTTGGTCATCTCGTGTGGTAACTCAACTACATAATTCTTATCTAAGAAATCTGCTTGACCTGTGGAAACTGGTGCTAAGATTGGTTTACCACTAAATGATGCCTCTAACAATGGTCTTCCAAATCCCTCTCCGTGAGTAAAAGTTACATGCGCCTTTACCTTTGGATGATTATACATTTGATTCATTTCAGTATCAGATAAGTCTCCGTGTATTAAATAAACATTAGGTAATTTCTTAGCTTTGATAGTTTTTTTAATTGTATCTATTTTTTTCATCGTTTCATTTCTATCTATGACTGAGAAACTTGCTCCACTTGTTTTCAAGATTAATGCTGGCGCATCTTTCTTGTCTTTAAACAAATTATAAAATACTCTTAACAACATACCAATGTCTTTTCTATCTTCACCCATATTTCCTTGTAACCAATGTCCTACGAATAGAAAACAAAAGTCTTCATCTATCTTAGAGAATTGTTTTTTCAAGTCATCTGAAACTTCTTTTGTTTCTTTAAATATATTGGTGTCAGCACCTTCAAATAATACCTCAGCTGGTTTTTCTAACTTTAGTTTACCAACTAATTGTTTTTGATTATTAAGTTTATCATACTCCACACCTGTAAAACCCGTGCGAGAAAATTCAGATGTGAATATCACCATATCCATACGATTACAACCCTCTACCCATTCACCTGGTGGAACAGTGTGTTCAATACCAGCGGTTATACCGATATTTTTTCTTCCAAACTTTTGAAATTCATTTGGGATTACTATGTGTAGATGAATATCTGGCTGTCTCTCTAATTTTGGCTTTCTCATAATCCTCTTGTTGATTTCTTGGTGAATAGGATTATCTTTTTCTAATGCATTTAATGGTGTTGAACCCCAACGAACTGCGTGAATCCTAACATCATATTTATCATCCTCAATCAAAGCTCTACAAATATCTCTTGCGTGATTTCCATATCCACTACGAGTCTGAACTGGCGCTGTTACTAATACTAATGGTTTACTCATACTTTAAATACCTCATATCTTTCTCTTGGTGTCCACTTTTCAAATGCAGTATTCATATGGTCTTTAAATAATTGACACATATGTCTGGCGCTCATCATAGCTTCATCACTCGTTACAAATTCGTGTCCTTTCATTCCACACTCTTTTCTTTTCTCTGATGACATTTCGTACCACTCTTTGATTCTCTCAGATACTTCAAACCAATCTGACCTATCATCAAAAATGTATGGTGTTGGTGGTGAACCTGATAGTGTTCTTGTTTTAGGCCATACCGGCTTTACCCACTCTCCGTGAGTTAGTGATTTATTGTTTTCCCACTTTCTCCAATCGTGTAAAGATTCAATATCTGCATAATCCTTGTATGTTAATAACTCATCACTCAATCTAAATCCACATTGGTCTTGTAATCCACCCGTAACATTTACAATGATTGGTGTTCCTGCCATAAGAGATTCACAAGTACCTAATCCGAATCCCTCATTGGATGCGATATTAATCGTTACATCCGCTATGTTGAATAAATAATTCATATGTTTTGGTTCTAATTTATTTGTAGAAAATATAATGTTTAAGTCAGGACACAATTCCTCCACGACCGCAGGTAAATCTGTTCCATTGTTATCTACTGGTTGAGTATGCATTACATATGCAACTTTATCTCTTTTTTCTTTTGGTAGTGAGTAAGCAAATTCTCTAAATGCCAGAATAGTATCAGAAGTCATTTTTCTTCTGATGTTTCGATTGTTATAGAATAAACAAAAGTCCACATCTTTTCCTTGAAATAATTCTGATTTCATTTTGTTCATTTCCAATCTTTCTTTTTCATTTTCAATTGGATAAAAATGCTTTTCATTTATTCCGTGTGGGATATAAGTTGAGTCCCAATCTGTTCTTTCTTTGTTTTGACAAACATTTTGTACGATATTGTGTGTTTGTTTTGAAATGTTCATAATTAAATCACAACTTTCGTAAAATGGTTCATTCCACATTGGGTAAGGTAAGTCGTCCCATATGTTGTAATAGAAAATAGGAATGTGTTGTCTGATTTCGTGTTCCATTTGATACAACCATCCCCAAAATCTTGGGTCTGTATAAATCATAATTGCATCTGGCTTTTCAGTTTTTATTAACTCTCTTAGTAGTTCTTGACTACCATATCCGTTGACTGGATATATTGTCAATGAAGCATCCTCTACACCAGTTTCATCTCTAAGTGTTTGATTCATATCAATGACTTTTCCATTATCAGGATGTTGTATAGCTCCACCAACTTGAACCCAATCAAATTCATCAATAGTTCCCACAACTATTTCTCTTGACATCGTACCAACTCCACTTGACATTCTTAAGTCGTCTGATAATAGGATTATTTTTTTCTTTTTATTTTCTGTAACTTTTTTTAATTTTGGTAATTCCATTAAAACCTCTAAAATTTTGAGCCGCTTTTCTCTAAGTTATCGTAGTCCAAAACTTTCTTTTGGAACTCTTTATCATAGACAAACATATCTAAACTCCTATTCACTAGCTTTTGTAATGAAAAGTTTTCGTGAATTGATTTCTCTTTGAACTTACGATAAAGTTCGTCTATAATTTTTACTGATGTTAATTTTTCTTCTTTCATAATTCTGTATATATGTATATATATAAATAGTTTGTTAATCTAAAATAACATATTTTTTATTTATTTTTTCACAATATTCTAATGCTGATTTTGTCCCATTTGTAATCTCTCCGTCTTTTACGAATGCCACCACTTTATCAGAATATTTAACTAAGTCTTTATTTCGTTTGTGATAATAACCAACCGCATAAGGTTTTCCATAATTATAAGCTTCCATTACACAATACATATTATGTGGTTGGTGTTGTGGTGGAAACTCACTATAAGGTATTTTAAATTCTAATGCATATTTCTTTGCATATTTGTCTGCTCCGTCTTTTGCACCACCACTTACCACTTCTACATCTGTATGTTCCATTTTTAATCGAAACATAAAATTTTTCATTTTTGTTTTATTACTATAAGTTCGACTACCTATGATTGCTATTTTCATCGTCATTTCTTTTTTGTTTTCTAATCGGTTCTGGACTCAATTCTTCTTTATTGACGAATTCATAGGTCTTTTTGAAATGAACGAGTCCGTTGATAATATCTTTTGGATTATCATATTCATATGCAAATCTATAATTTTCCGCATAAGCTTTGTTAACTGGCTTAACACCTCTTGGTTTTATATCAAAAAGTATAAAATTGTTTTGGTCATCCGTGTACTCAGGAACTAAAATTAATTTTGTATTAAATTCACCTGATGACTTCCAATATTTAATAAATGGTTCTAAGGTATTTAAATCTACTATTTCTGTTTCTCTATCATACCAAAAATATAATGGGAACGAAACACCACTTAGATAGTCCATTTGTTTTAGTTTCATCAACTCTTGAAATACTTCTTTTTCAAAATCTGTTGCGAGAAAGTCTGTAACTTTTAATCTTAAACTTGGTGTTGTCATTATAAATCCTTACACATTCTACACTTTAAGTGCTTTTCACATTTTTCATAGTCGTGTGATATGATTTTACCTTTGTCATCATAACACTCATCCATAAACTCTTGTAACCTTGTCATAACCTTATTAACACTTGGTTTTCCACTTGCTGGCGAGAACGCCTGAATTCTTTTCTGTGGATACATCATATTTTCATATAATCTTCTCTTTAATATTAAATATTCAACATCTATTTTATCTTCTGATATTTCTAATTGTTTTGCCATAAAGTGTTTGTATAATAACAACTGATTAGTTTTGTTCTTATCGGCTTTCATATATTTGTTCCAACCCATAGTGGATGATTTGATATCAATGATTTTCATTCTACCTGTTTTCTTGTCGTGTAGAACAACATCCATATAACCAACAAACTTCATATCTTTTGGTAGTTCGTAATTTAGATTCATTTCAATACCAACTAACTCAGTATCTTTCTTTTTGAAATGACTACCTTTTCTTTTTAAGAACTCATCAATAATAGCAAATCCGTCGTTAGTAAACTCAATCATTTCTTTTTGGTCTACTTC